GTAGGTGCACCTGCAGCACCTACTCATTGGACAATCTCATTTCTGAGAAAGGCTTTTCGCCGGCCCGGTCAGTGACCGGACCGGCTACAAAGCGATCCACATGACCGAAGTCATGCCATGGCGTCATTTCTGGCGCCCGGTAGCACACGAGTGTGTTACCGTATCATGAAGTATTGATTCCTTTTCAAGGGTCAATATTTCTATACTGCGTGGAGAGAAAACCACGCGGTGCAGGATCTAGCCACTGAGTATTAATGCGACCTAAGTGCTGATTAAAGTACTTAGATGCAGATACCGAGCCCAAGTCCTCGCCTCTCTTTGCAGAGAATGCTAATGACTTAGACTCGCTACTGTCTTTCGACAGTAACCAGTAGTTGACACTCCACCAGGGGGTCAACGACGAGGGGTACTTGCGTACCTCACGCCAGCTAGCAGTACGAACCTCTAACCTGTGAAGGTCAGAGATGCGCATAGAACGGTTACTCCGCAGATTTCTCTGCAAAGCATACCTGTCGTACATCATATCAGGATTCCTTACGGGATCCCGAGTGAAAGCGACTGTTCCATGGGCATGAGCCTGAATAAGCAGCTCGAGGGTACGAAGCGTTCGATAATAGTATGGTCTTTCGCAAGACATACGATTATACAAATCGCATAGGGCTGATATGTCCCTACGCTCTAATGTCTCAGGGTCATGACGGAGACGCATTGGTGTGATATCTTTGCCGTGAAAGGCATCGATACCACATGCTTCTCTGAAATAACCATGAGTGAACGACTTCTTGACATTCACCTTGAGGTTGTTAAGCTCAAGGGCAACACAAACCGCATCGAAGTAACGCGAATTAACGGCAATATCATCGCCGAAAACGCGGAACTCTTTTGCGACATCGATCAAGTCGGTATACTTAACACGACTTGGCACCTTGCCTTGTGCGTTGAGGATGGCCCCAGCACACAAGCAGGCACAAACATACGATAAAACCGGAAAGGTTTTACCGTCGCCCATCGGACTAAACATCCGACATTTAATGGTCTCGCCGTTAGGCAATACCATGAATGTTGGACGCGTAGCGCACAGGTCCAGATAATCGGACCTATATGCCAGACCATTTATCAAGGAGCAAGTAATTCGATCACTTGCATCCTTGAGATCCAGAGTTGACCATCCTTTGTTGTAACTTCCCATATAAGCAGCCTCCCGTGAGGGAGACTGATCGTAAGGGTCGTAACACAACGACAGCCAACTCTTTTGAACACCACGTTGCATCGCATCACCTTGGAAAAGCTGTAGGAATACAGCTTCTTTCGGGCTGATGTAGACGCCTCGAGGACCTTTATAGTCCTTAGGGACGAGCGCAAGGCGACAGGAATTAAATCTGTCGCGCTCACACTCTCGCCAACGTGACGAAGTGCCAGATAACATGACTTGTAAACCGGAGTTTGCGAAAAAGCAATCCTCGGAGTATCGGTTTGTGATCTGATCACTTGGGGGCGAGAAGAAGTTTTTATCTTCACCTAGCTCCCTTTCGTAGACCGCGCCGGGACCATGTCGACTTCCGAGGAAAACTCGAAGGTTAACTGGTCTAGTCGCCATACGGAAAGCAAAGCGAGCGAACCGATTAATAGGATTGTTCCTATCAAAGGAGAACTTCGCATTGCAAGCAAGAATGCTTTTAACATTCCGTATATATTCTTGTTCATGGTCATTTGTGCTTTCTCTTTTGACCTTTAGGACGAACGATAGCACCTGATAACATTGACCAAAGCACTCTGGGACGACCAAGTCCTCACGCCCGAAAGGGACGTGAAACAAGGACGTGAGTCTATTCCAGAACTTAGTCAATGCTACCGAATGGAATCCATCCGATCCTTCAGTCTCGGACAAACGAAGAAGCTCTAAACGGAGCTCTCCGAGATCTGCATATCGAAATTCCTTTTCGGGGAATTTAGGCAGCCATCCGACGTCTTGGCACAGGTCGCACAAAACGGTATATACTGTTATAGTTGTTGTCATAAGACACGACCTAACACTGCTACGCAGTTCACTATAGACGATACCCTAACCGAAGATGCCAGAACTTTCTGGTACCTTCAAACGACAATCAAGCAAAGCTCACTCCCTTTTACAGGAGTGAGCCAAGCTACCAATCCATCTACGAGGGCGAATTAGAATTCGCCGTTGTACATGGCCGTCAGGAGGGCGCCGTCGCTCTCCTGAAGAGCACCGAAAAGGATGCTCAATGCGGCACGCCACTCGGCCAGAGTGACATCCGAAGGGATGTCAGTCTGGAAGGCGACCTTGAAGGTCGTCTTGCTGATCGGGTTCGACGAAGCGTCGAGCCTGGTCAGAGTCTGATCAACAGCGAATAAACTTCGCTGAATGGTCGACTTCGAGGAACGAGGTTGATGTGAAACGCGGATCACCGTCGGCGAGAGCGAGCTGATATGGCTCGACAGGCGACGGTAATCGCTGTTTGGGGAGGCAACTCGGGGAAAACTCCGAGCCGCTCCGGGCAGTTGCGTTGCACCGATCGTCGAAAAGACGATGTCTTTGGGTGTCAGTGTATCATTCATGGTACTTTCCGTTAACTCAACGGTGGAGGCCGAGTGCTATTAACGCTATGTGATAGAGGTTCCAAAGGGAAGCTCCACGCAAGCGCGCACTAGAAACAAGGGACGGCGATCCCCTTCTCGTACGATTATAATGACTGTACGAGGACGTCAGTGGCACGAAACTGGACCAAATAACAGATCCAGTTCGTTCCACAGCTACACCGGTCTTATACTCAACCATCCAAGTTTTAGACGTCTTAAGTGACGACCAGAACTCGGTTTGAATGGTAGAAGACTTGGAGAGCCACAGGTTATCTAACACGTCATCAACGCTGAGAAGCCAGTCCACTGTAAATGACAGCGGAAGAACTTCCCAGATCAGCCCAAGCGGATTTTGACCACCAAACCGACGCATAAAATCGTCGGCATGCTGGAAAAAGTCCGTATTGTACTGAGGACGATCGATTGTCCATCGACAACCGTCTACTCGTTGAGCATCGCCACGTGAGGAGAGACGTTTGTCTCCGATCACACCGGACCTGGGGGAACCCCAGTGTGATCCTACCCACACACTACCTTTGGCCTTACCGACCAGGGTAGTAGTGCCGGAAACGCTTTTAGCTTTTCCGCCGTGTCGTAGGATTTCCTTCGTTATTGCGCGAGCATCTCGAATCGTCGGTGCTATACCGAACGAATATCCGAGTTGTGCATCAGACAAGAGCTTAAACGCTTGACGACCTGAGAGCGTCCTTCGCAGGATGTTCTTAGGCGTAAACGCCAAGTTCTTTAACTGAGACACAAGCTTATTGCGCCCAACAAACATACCATACGTTGCCGGCATATCCCTCGACTCAATCAATGAAGTCGACAGGTGTACGCCGTCAATCGCAGACAGCACGCGTGCTGGTATCTCACCAAGCCGATCGGGTGGCATAGCAAACTGAAAGTTTGCATCTGTCCAGCTCGTGGAAAAGTCCCATCCGGGAGGAGGGGACCCACCATAAGCCATAGCCTCGACGGCCCAGTAAGGAAGGATATAGTCGTTAACTCTAAAGTCCCGAGCAGCAGCATAAGCGCCAATTGCCGGATTACACGGATCAGGTGTAATTCCGTCAGATGACGTGAAGCCGCCAGACGGGCCAAAGATAAACGGCACCCTTCGCACATGATCAACATTCTTAACTCCGCGACCTCTCTTCTGCTCGTCCACAATAGTGGATGTTGCAAATCGGAGATCAGCGGGGCACGTGAACGAATATACATGCGACTGTACCATGCCTGAGCCGAAACCTATTCTATAGGATTCGCCAAAGCCATGACACTTAGCTAATATATCCGGTAAGAACAACCGATCCCCGTAAAGGGTATCAGGGTTCACACGTAATGATGATGATCTTGTTCTCATGTGAGATA